TCGGTGCTAAGGTTGTTCTTCACCCACAAAGATACAAGGATATCAGAAACTGGGGTAAGGAATTCTTCGATGAGGCAACTCAAAGAGATATTCTTATGACTGGTCTTTACGGTCATATCTACTCTGCTGACATCCACGTTTCCACAATGGTTCCTAAGAACGCAGTTTACGTTCTTGCACCAGCACAGTTCTGTGGTGCTATGCCAGTAAGACAAGACATCACTGTTCTTCCTGCAGACGATCCAAAGAGACTTAGACTCGGATGGGTTGTTTACGAAGAGCTCGGTTTTGCTCTTATCAATGACTACGCAGTTTCAAGAATTACCGTTAGCTAATTCTAAACTAGTCATAAAAAAGAGGAGTAGAAATACTCCTCTTTTTTTTATTTAATATCATTTTTAGACAAATATTTATAATAGAATTTTTCAGACTGTATAATTATAATATGATTATTGGAAAAGTAATAAGAGATTTTAGACAGCCTAAAACATTTGTAGATGTTTATATTCAAACTTTAAAAAAAGACAAAGATGATTTTAAAGTTATTGATGTTGGAGGTGGGATAAACTCTTGGTGTCAACATACTACTCATGTTGTTGATATTTTTGTAAATCCTGGTAGCAAAGAAGAATTTAATAATTTACATCCAGAAAGAAATTTATTTAATTTTGATATTACACAAAAAGAAAATTGGCATGTAGTTCTAGAATATGTTGAAAAAAATGGAAAATTTGACTTTTCTATTTGCACACACACTTTGGAAGATATACCAAATCCAGCATTAGTTTGTGATATGTTGCAAAAAATATCACATAAAGGATTCATTTCAGTACCTTCAAAATATGCAGAATATTTACGTTTTGAAAGTTGGTATGGAGTTCAGGGATACAGAGGGTTTTTTCATCATAAATGGATTTATTCAATAAAGAATGATGTTTTTACTGGATTTGAAAAAGCAAGTTATTGGGAACATTTAAGAGACGATAGGTTGAATAAAGAAAATGGATTTATGACAGAAATTGGTTTCATTTGGGATACTGATTTTTCTTACAAATTTTATGACAGCGGAGAAGTAATTGGATGTAATACAGAACCTAAGTTTAGCTTAATTTTTGAAATTGATGATTTATCTATTTAATTTCAATGCTGGTATAATCTTTTTATGAACAAAGAAGAACTACTTAAATTAGTTGAAGAATTTATTATCAATGAACCAAGTAAAAAATGGAGACCTGGCAAAGATTATGTTCATTATGCTGGACCATATTTTGATCATAAAGAAATAGTTAGATCTGTTTCTACTTTGCTTGATGGTTGGTTAGTTCTTGGATCTGAAGCATATAAAGCTGAAAAGAAATTAGCATCATTATTTGGTAAAAATCATGCTTTATTAACTAATTCTGGAAGTAGTTCTAATCTTTTAATGATGTCTGCACTGAAATCAAAAAGATATTTAAGTCTACCTGAAGGAACTAAAGTACTTACTCCTATCGCTGGTTTTCCTACTACTATGAATCCAATTTTTCAATGTGGATTTAAACCAGTTTTCGTAGACATTTCTCTTGATGGATTAAATCTCAATCTTGATGAAGTAGAAGCAACATTACAGGCAGATCCTGAAATTAAAATAATTACATTTGCTCATGTTTTAGGGAATCCTCCAGATATGCACAGATTAATGAATATAATTGATCATTATGGATTGATACTACTGGAGGATTGTTGTGATGCACTTAATAGCACTTATGATACTCACCCTCTTGGTAGTTTTGGGACTATGGCTTCTTGTTCTTTTTATCCAGCTCATCATATCAGTTGTGGAGAAGGAGGATTAGTTGTCTGCAATGATGAGGATTTAGAAAAAGTTATTCGCTCATTTAGAGATTGGGGACGTGGTTGTTTCTGTATTGGTAAACAAAACATTACTGAATGTGGAGCTTGCAATAAGAGATTTTCAGAATGGTTACCTAGTATGCCAGGAGAAGTTTTTGATCATAAATACGTTTATGAAGAGATTGGTTATAACTTAAAACCAATTGAAGTTCAAGCTAGTATGTTACTTGCACAAATTGAAAAACTAGCTGAAATTAAAAAACTAAGACAAAGAAATCATAAATTACTCACTGAAGTATTTGCAAGATATGAAGATTATTTCATTCTTCCAGTAGCACAAAAGCATGCAGATGTAAATTGGTTTGCATTTCCAATTACTATTAAAGACAATGCTCCATTTAAAAGAAGTGATTTATGTCAGTATTTTGAGTCTAAGAAAATTCAAACAAGACCTTATTTTGCTGGAAATATATTAATGCAACCAGCTTATAGTCATTTAGTTGGTGACATGGATCTTAATGATTTTCCAATTGCTAAGAAAGTTACAACTGATACATTCTTCTTGGGAACATCTCCGGTTATCACAGAGGAACAGATTTCTTACATAGGTGAAGTTTTAGATTCATTTTTTGAATGTACAAAATAGTTATGAATTATACTGAAACAAGACCTTGGGGATTATTTGAAAATCTTTTAGAAAGAGATGATTGTAAGGTAAAAATTATCACTGTAAAGCCTGGACAAGCTCCTAGTTATCAATCACATGAACATAGATGTGAAAGATATGTAATTGTTCAAGGAGAAGCAACAATCACATTAGATGATGTAGAAACTGTGCATACTAAGGGAGATATTGTTGTTGTTGATTATAAACAAAAACATAGAGTTAGATGCACAAGTGATGAAGACTTAATTTTTATTGAAGTTCAACTTGGAACATACTTTGGTGAAGATGACATAGTTAGACACTCAGACGATTACAACAGAAACTAAAATGAGCTTAACGGTATTATTAACAACTAGTGGAGTAGGATCAAGACTGGGAGAACTTACTAAGCATACAAATAAATGTTTAGTAAGAGTAGATGATAAGCCAGCTATATCTCACATTATTGAATCTTATCCTGATAATACTAATTTTGTCATCACACTTGGACATTTTGGATCTCATGTAGAACAATTTTTATCCCTAGCATATCCAGATAAAAATTTTACTTTTGTCAATGTAGATAAGTATGAAGGTGAAGGTAGCTCCTTAGGATACTCTATCTATCAATGTAAAGAAGCTATTAATGGTTCTTTTATTTATCATGCTTGCGACACTATTGTTAAAGACTTAAGATTTGATAAAAAGAACTTTATTGTTGGCAGTAAAAAAGAAAATGTTTCTCAATTTAGAACTTTAAGATATTCAAGCAATAAAATATATGACAAAGGTGAGATTGAATATGATCTTGCTTATGTTGGCATTTGTGGAGTAGAAGATCATAACAAATTCTTCTCTATTTTAGGCGATTTACTGCAAGATAATTTCTTTGAAATGTCTGATGTAGATGTTGTAAATATAATGTCAAAATCAACGAAATTTGACATTGTAGAAGTGAAGGATTGGTATGACATTGGAAATAATGGGGAACTAGTTGCAACACGTCAACATTTCCAATCTAGTTTTCATGTTCTTGACAAACCCGAAGAGTCAATTTATTTTTTCGATGATTTTGTAATTAAGTTTTTTAGTAACTCTGTCATATCTGAAAACAGAGTAAAAAGAGCAGAATATTTAGAAGATAATGTTCCAGAAATTATCGCTCATACTAAGAATTTTTACAAATACAAAAAAGTTACATCGGATTTACTAGCATCTGTAGTTACTCCTTATAGTTTTATAAGTCTCCTGGAATGGAGCAAAAACAATCTTTGGAAAAAAGCAGACTATAAAGATTTTGATTCATTGTGTTTTGATTTTTATTATCACAAAACATTTCAGAGAATTAATAAATATCTAGAAGAATTTGGTGACAGTGAAACATATATAAATGATCAAAAAATCCCTCACATTTTAGATCTATTAAAACAAGTAGATTTTGGAGATTTATCAGAAGGAACTCCTGTCAGATTTCATGGTGATTTTATCTTAGATAATATTCTTTATGATGGTGATAGTTTTAAGTTATTAGACTGGAGACAAGATTTTCAAGGATGTTTAACTGCTGGAGATCTTTATTATGATTTAGCAAAACTAAATCATAATCTATCATTAAATCATAATGTTTTAGATAATAATTTATTCACTTTAGAAACAACTAAAGATGGGAATATGAGATGTGAAGTCTTGATCCCCTCTATTAATTTAGAATGTCAAAAGAGATATTATAAGTGGTTGGAAGATAATCGTCTTAGTGTTAAAAAAGTAAAACTCCTAACATCAATAATTTGGCTTAACATGTGTCCTCTTCATGAATATCCTTTGAATAGATTTTTGTTTCATTTTGGTAAGTACAATCTCTTTTTGAATTTGGAGGAATATTGATGCATAAATTTTTTATAGGACCAATGAGCAGAGAGATTGTTGATGTTGTTTTAGAACAAGACGAAGATGTTTTTGCTTTTATTCCTAGTAGAAGACAAGTTGAATATAGTGGTGGATATGTAAACAACTGGACAACAGAAACTTTTGCTAATTACGTAAAGACTAAGAAACACAACTTCCTTATTTGCAGAGATCATGCTGGGGGCAATCAAGGGTCTCAATCTGACAATGGATATAAGAGTTTGATGCACGATGCTGCTCACTTTGATATGATTCATGTTGATCCTTGGAAATTCACAAAGAATATTAACTTGGGCATAGAGCTAACAGTTAACTATATCGAATATGCTTTAGGGATAAATAAAGATATCAAATTCGAAATAGCTACAGAAGAAGCTATTTTTTCTTTTAATCATTTAATGCTTTATCATTTTGTTGATAGTTTGAAACAAAGATTAGCAAACAGATTTGACAATGTAACTCATCTAGTAATTCAGTCTGGGACTAAGTTGCTTGGAAATAATCAAATTGGTGATTACTCTCAAGAAAAATTAATTAAACAGCTCGAAGTTGGAAATAGATTTGGGTTGATATGTAAAGAACATAATGGTGATTATATTGATCCTTTAGTTATTAAAGAAAAGTTTAGTTTAGGACTTGACTGTATTAATATTGCTCCTGAGTTTGGTTATATTCAAACTTGTGCTATTCTTGAAAATTTAAGTGATGAGAAAAAAGATTTATTTTTTGATTTGTGTTTGAAATCTAATAAATGGAAAAACTGGGTGAACGGTAATTTTGATCCATTTAGTAATAAAGAAGAGCTTATTAAGATTTCTGGACATTATGTTTTTTCACATGAGAGATTTTTAGCTGATATTTATGATGTATCTTTTGAAACTATAATAAAAGAGAAACTTCGTAAAAAGATTGGAGAGTTAAATGATATCCTCTAAACCTACTATTTTTTGTGATATAGATGGCACATTAGTAAAACATGCACCCCTTACAGATAGTGCTAAAAAGACACATAAACTTGACTTACTTCCTGGAACAATAGAGAAGCTTACTGAATGGGAAAAGAATGGTTATCGTATCATTTTGACTACAGGAAGAAAAGAATGCACCAGAGCAGCTACTGAACAACAGCTTCAAGAAGCTGGTATTTTTTATGATCAATTAATTATGAATATTGGTGGAGGAGCCAGATACTTAATTAATGATAAAAAACCTGATGGAGAAATAGCATGTTTTTGCTTTAGCCCAGATAGAAATAAAGGTATTGAGGATATAGAAATATGATTTTACTTTTTAATGTATTTATAACTGATACTCACGCTAAAGGTGTAGGTGCATATCAAAACAGAGAAATGGCAAAAAGTTTTGATAAGTTAGATGTATATAAGTACTCATTAGCAAGTTTAGCAAATGTTTATCCTTGGAAAAAAGTAATTATAAATACAAAATTAGATGAAAAATACAGTGAAAGAAGAGAAGAACTAAACAATTTTATAAGAGAAGAGTTTGGAAAATATGATTTATTGATTAGAGATTATCGAAATGAAACTCAAGAGCAATGGCAAAAAGAATCAGAAATTTTAGATGACAAGCTTATTTGGTACAGCGGAAATCATGATCATGTTTATATTGATAATGATTATCAGTATTTATTTGAATGTACAGAATTAATTAAAAATTTAGATGGTCTTTTTAGCATGCAGTTTAGTCACTGGCCTGAATTTATTTTTGAACCTTATTTTTATTTTAGACCAAAACAATTCAGTGTTTTTGCTATGCAAGTATTAGGTGTATATCATCATTCTTTACAAATAATTTCTAAAGAACTTTATGAATATTATTGGTTTTCTAAAGAATTGCCAAAAGATCAAGTATGGGGTAGAACAGATAATTTCTTCTCAGATGTTTTCAAAGATGAAATATTGACTTTTGTACCAACAAGAGAATTGTGTAGACATTTTGATGGTTATCAACACTGCCCAAGACAATATCAAAATGATTTAGTTCCTGTTTTGGAAATACCTGATGGATTTTTTGAAAAAAATATTAAGATCAATGTAGGATTGCAATATAAAGAAGGCTACACTAATTGCAATCCATATAATAAAAATCTAAAGATTTTTTCCACTGAGGGTACAGACTTTTGGTATTCTAAAGACTTTATTCCTAAATTTTGGTTATCGAGAGTTTCTGAACTAAAAAATGAATTTTCAAGTGAAACAAATAATAGATTGTCTAATAGAGAATTCGCCAAAAGGCAATTGCATCTATTGAAATTTTTGCCAGAAGATGGTTTTACTGATGAAATTAAAAGAATGTATTTAAGAGATTCTTAAATTGAAAGGTACATATTTATAAATTCTGTCTGTAACATATTTTGCAACTAACTCATAGCCATTAGAAAACAAAAAGTTATCAACTTCTTTATTATCAGTACCATAGTGTTGAAAGTGAACATATTCTATACATATCAAAGGGTGGAATTTTTTGATAGTCTCTTTTGCGCTTCTTAGCGCAAACATTTCATACCCTTCGATGTCAAGTTGAATCAAATCACAATGATCTAATTTTAATTCATCAATAGTAAAGCAAGGTATTTTTCCTTGCTTTACATTTTTATTAATTCTTATGGAGCCTATATCACCATAAGGTTTTTCTATTTCTACTAATTTATTTTCATCACTTAAACAGCCTTGTATTTTTATAACATTTGAATATGGCAAGTTGTTGACTAAACAAAAGAAATTTAAAGGGTCTGGTTCAAATGTGTAAATAGTATCAAAATGTTCAACAAATTTATGAACATGCATTCCGCAATTGCCACCTGCTTGCACCATTGTTCTTTTGTTTTCTAAAAAAGGCTCTAAAACATTGTAAACTTCCGTTTCGCTTAAAGTGCTTTTATATGTTGAACCATATTGATCGTCAATTCTCCAGTACCATTGATTTTCAATTAAAGTTATGTAGCTCTTGAAATTATCCATTACAAGCTTATTTTTCCTCTTAGAATATCCCAGAGCATCATCCAATCAGATATTTTTGCTTTTACTGGATCTTTAAATGCTGCTGGTTGATTTTTTTCAAAAAAGTAATGCCCTGACCATGCAAATGGATAAACAATAAATGGAGTTAGCAGTAAGAACCAAAAATATCCATACCACAAACATCCTGCAATCCAAAGTAAAGTCATAATTTGGCCAAGAACATGTAATTTTCTGCAAATCTTATTTTGATGCAGAGTAAGATACATTTCATAATATTCTTTCATATTCATATCGTACAAACTCCTAATTTTTGAACAACTTTAGTAGCACATTCTTGAGCAAATCTAATTGCTAAGTCAATGTCATTACTTCTTGAAAATTCACATGTCAATCCAGAAATGAATGTATCTCCAGCACCAGACATATCTTTGCAGTTGACTCTTTCAACTGCAAAGATTTTACCTTGAAACTCACATCCTTTATCAGAGTGAGTTATTATCAACTTATTATATAGATTTAAATTATCAATAGTGTGTTTGGTTTTATCAAATTCAACATGGTTGATCTTTATAAAATCACAAGAAGTACACCAGGTTCCTAAAATTTTCTTTGTATCAAGAAAAACATTTTTATTATGTTGACTAATTTCCCAAATATGATCTTCTGACAAAAACCCCTTGCAATAATCACTTATTATTATAGAATCGTAATGTACTCCATCATAACAATTGTCAACAATTTCTTCAATAACATTAAAATTTAATGCAGAGACTTTTTGTTCTTCATCAACTCTTATCAGTAAACTATTAGTACGTTCATCTACTAATCTCGTCTTGACAATATTTTCTGGTTGAGTTATAAGAGTTACTTTTGCACCAATAGCTTCAATATTTGCTTTTACATTCAGTGCCATCCCACCATTTGATTTTGTTTCAATAGGGTTGAATACTGGAGCTGGACCTTCTGGAGCTAATCTAGGTACATGTCCATATGTAAAAACATCAGTACACGAATCTCCTATTACTAGAATGTTGATATGATTATATAATTCTTTCATAATAATGGTGTATTTTTATCTCTTTCAGATAAAATTGGATTATCTATTAACCAATTTATACCTATTTTTGGATCAGACCAATAAACAGATTTTTGATCTTTCACGTCAGGATAATCACCTTCATAACACCACTTATAATGGAAGATAGCTTGTTCACTTAAGACTAAGTGACCATTAAGAAATCCTGGAGGTACCAAAATACTGATTTTTTCTTTTTGATTTGAGTGCAAAACATAGTCAGTCCAAGATAAATATTCAGAACTTTTTTGATTAAAATTGACAACAACTAATTGAATGCTCCCATATAGACAAGTTATCAATTTCCATGATTTATCTGTATGAAGACCTCTTAGTACACGATTATTAGATAATGCTACTTTGTCATGATTGAAGTTCATATCTGGAGTGTTTTTGTTGTTCCAGATTGTATATAATTCTCCACGATTATCTACAAATGACTCTTCAACAAAAACTTTTACTCCAGAAAGACTATCAACTCTAGCCATTCAAAACCTCAAGTAGTTTCAGTATTTTTTCTTGCTCTAATCCTGGATAGTTACCAATGTACCAAGAAAAATTGTGAATATGTTCAATATTTTGATAATTAGAAAAATCACTATAAGTAGACTTAAAGAATGGCTGTCTCATTTGATTACCACCACCAGAAAGCCCACGCCTGAATTCTATACCATTATCTTTCAGTTGTTTTTCAACTTCATTTCTTTTGTCAAAATCAGCGTCTTTTAAAATTACAATGAAAGCATAATTACAATTACCTTCTGTATCTAAAGCAATATGGTATTTTTCAGGATTTAAGTTTGATATAAATAAATCAAAATTATCTCTTCTTTCTTGATTTTTTGCATCGAGTTTTTTAATTTGAGAAAGACCAATGACTGCATTAATTTCAGTACTTCTAAAATTGTGCGCTGGTCTTAAAAAAATAAAGTCTGGATTAAGATCAGGATTATCCATAGCAATAGAAAGCTTCATAGAATCACTAGTCATTTCTCTAGTCATACCGTGTGATCTAAGGGCTCTACAAACTTGGTAGAATTCCCAGTTATTTGTGCTTATCATCCCGCCTTCAATAGTAGACATATGATGAGCAAAATAAAAGCTAAAATTGCTAGCAAATCCAAAATTGCCTACTTTAAGTTCTCGAAAAGTAGTACCATGTGATTCACAAACATCTTCAATTAATAAGATTTTGTTATCTTCACAAATTTTAAGCAACTCATCTGTTAATCCATTAATTCCTAAAACGTGAGTTAGGAAGATTGCTTTTGTATTAGGAGTGATAGCAGCTTTGAGCTTTTCTATATCAAAAGAAAGATTGGTAAAATTTACATCAACAAAAACTAACTTATGTCCAGCAAAAAGTACTGCAGAAATATCTGAAATCCAAGTTAAAGGAGGAATAATAATTTCACCTTCTCCAACTATATGAGCTAAAGCCAACATAGTCAGCTCGTTTGCAGATGCTCCAGAATTTACAAATAAATTGTATTTTGATCCTAACCATTCACCCCATTCATTCTCAAATTCAATAACTTTAGGTCCGTTAGTTAATTTCGGAATTTTATCTTTTGACAAAAAATCAATTACACAGTCAATGTCTTCTCTGTCAATATTATCATTCATCAATGGTAAATAATAATTACTCATAATTGAACTTGTCCTCAATAAACTTAATTATAGCTTCTGTACTACCTTCATTATAATACCAATTTTTATCATCTGGATCCCAAAGTTTTCCAAAAACACTACAGTCACCAAAAATGCCTTTTACTAGATTTTTACAATCTTCGTGAGCAGTTAAAAAAGCTGGACCACTGCCTCTACCTATGAACATTTTGCATTTTTTAAGGACATTTTGCACTATTATTAGGTTATGCATTGAAAGATCAAATACATTAGGCAAAGAACAATTTGTATTTCCTGTGCAATAAAATGAAATATCGGGAAATTTACTAGCTATTTGCATTATGTCAAAATGAAATCTGTTGCTATTGGTGTCTGGAGGTCCATTTTCTACTAGTATAGAGTTGTTAGAAATAGATACCTCTACATTTGGAAGATTGATATATCCAGGACAATCATAATCCAATTTGAAATCAAGATTTTTATCTCTACATTGATTATTGAAATTAATTATGCAATTTTTCCAGTGAAAATTATTTCCAAGTTCATTTGGATAATTTCCAAGCCAAAGATAAATAGGTATGTGATCTTCAGGTGTATACCAGTCAAATCTCAAAGATCTTCCAAGCCTATAGTCGTAACCAAACTTTAAGATTTTTATTGGAAAATGTTGAAATAAATATGAGTGATGTTCCCAGCATCCAAAAGTAATTTCTACATTAGGGTATTTTTTTATAAAATTTTCAATTACAGGAATTGTACCTAATGAATCGCCATTGGATTGATTGACCCATAAAAATAATCTTTTTTTAGTAGAACCAATCATTAATTTTTCTCCATATTAAAAATATCAGACCACCATTTTTTAGCTGTAAATAATGTTGTGTATTTATTTCTTAAATTTTCACTAATGGTTAGCCTTTCATCATCTTGATCTAGATAATGTTTTATTGTTTTAACAACATTATCGATACGAACAGAAATAAAATCTTCACCATCCCGAAATTGGACACCATTTTTGGATCTGTATACTTCTGGATGTGTTGCAAGCATAAAACCACCACATGCTGCTATTTCGTAAGCTCTGCCTTTTCTGTGTGGTTGAATGTCAGAATGATTTAAGTTGAGATTAATTTTAGTTTGATTGATTTTGATTGCATAATCTGAAACTGATAAATATTCATCATTATCTCCTCTACCACCAAATAAATGCACTTTCAGTCCAGCTTTTTCAAGATGGTTAAAAAATATTTGTCTTTCATGGGTGTAGGGGGATCCAATAAACGAAACATCATATATTTTTTCAAGTTCCAATGGTTTCATGATACTATCTATTTGTGGAGTTGTAACACCATAGACATTTTTAAACTCTTCTCCATATCCATAATCAGTAACTATGCAATTGCAAAATTCAGAATATTCAAATAATGTATGTTTGTTATTGACATGAGCATTATGAAGAGTTTTGGCATACATTCTAAAATTAACAACTAAGCTCGAACTGATTGCTGATAGATGAGTATCCCAATACATCAAGAACAACTTTTTACCAAGTTTTTTTGCAGTTTCTATATTGACTACAACATCTCTGTGCATAGAAACTATTACAATGTCAAAATCTTTATTTAATAAAATTTGATTTAATTGTTCATAAGAATGGATATCTCCATCCATTGTATTTTTTTCAGAAATAGTTAAATGTTCAAATGTATAGTTTGGATCATTTTGGTAAACATCTTTGTATGTACCGATAAGTGTATTGAAACTATTTGCTAGTTTCAATACACGAGGATTATCATATTTTTCAGTAACAAAAAGTACATGCATTATTTTTCACTGTAGTAATCACCCCATTCAACTAAAATAGTTGGGCGGTGATCTGTCCTTAGATAAGCATGTTTGTATGCTTCAAAAATTTGTTCTGGTTCATCTAACCTAATAATATCTACAAAATCACACATTGCTTTGAATCCACCAGTGAAATCAGCAATATGTTGATGCTGTGGATGCAATGGTCTTTGAGATCCAATAGAAGTTCTGATGATGATTTTTGGTGTATATCCACCATCAGACATGATCTTAATCTTGTCAACGTGATTGACTAATTGATTTGCTGCAAGGAGCAAAAAATTCCATCGAGGATATAATGAGACTGGAACTGTTCCATTGAGAGCCATTCCCAAAGTCATTCCCATCTGCATATCTTCATTTACTGGCATTTCAAGTAATTTGGAATGATCTACATCTTTTAGTGTATTAGTCATTGCTGTTCCAGGGTATTCAACAGCTTGGCCTAAAAACAAAGTATCAGACTGTTCAGCAAGCCAATCCATGGATTTCTTGAGTTCATCAAAATATTTCATTAAAATTGGATCCTTTTACCAGCTCCAGCATGAGGGTATTTTGACTCATATGAATAATAAATGATTTTACTTTCATTTTGATTGAATGCCAATTTATCACAATTCCAAACTTTTCTAGTATCTGTACAAACTGATTTGTTATTATCTTCAACTACAAATGTAATAGGCAATTCATGATTTAGTGCATATTTATAATTCTCAAAAAATGTTCCAGTTTCAGAAGCCATATCACCAACAAAACACCAAACATGATTAGTACCGTTTTTTCTTTTGATATCTAAAGCAACTCCTGTTGCAATAGGGATGCTTCCAGTAACTATGGCTGATGAATATATGTTGAATTCAGGATAGCAAAGAGTGATGGATTTACCTTTGACAATATCTTCCATCAATTTTTCTTGTGGAACACCTTTCAATAAACATTGATAATGTGACCTCCAAGTGCAAAATACCCAATCTTCATCCTTGATATTATCGAAAACTTGAATAATTTGTTCTTCATTACCGTCGTAAAGATGTACAGGTGCTTTAATTACTCCTGAATTAAAAATTTCTGCCACATTTGTTTCAAATTGAATTAATTCTTCTGGTGTATATTTTTTCATTTGGTAAAAAGTCTCAGCAAATATTCATTGTGTTGATTTTTTTCTACGTGATTAAACACTTCGCTAGAATCTACTTTACCCTTTTCATTTTGAGACATAAAATATTGATTGTTGGCATACATTCCATATCTCCACCACAACACCAACCTTTCACCACTGACAAGAGGATTGCCTTTGTGCATAGAAAAAGTATCTGCTAATATTAATGTGCCAGCTTTACCCTTGATACTTTTTGGCTGTTGTAAAGGCATATTTATGTGTGATTTTGGACAGTATATGTGAGGACCATTATCATCATCAACATCTGTTAAATATAAGAAAAAACATAGAAACTTAAAATCGTCTGTGTCTCTGTGGAATATCTGAGTATCATACACTGTTCCATTAAATTTATGCCACCAGGAATTGACACTGTAAACTGTTGGAAAACACCCTAGATATGATTGAACCAAAGACAAAGTTTTTGGATCTGTAAGAAGTTTAAGAAATAATTTATTCTTTAAGAATTCATGAGGGTAGTAGCTACATGTATTAAATTCATAATTTTCATCATACACACGAGGGACTAAATCACTGTGATGGGGACAATGAGCGTTATAACCTTCTAGCCCATTTACAATATTTTTCAATTCGTCAATTTCTGATGTATTGAGAAAATTTTTGATTGTAATGTAACCTTCAGATTTAAGCACTTGCTCATTGTGCGAAGAATGAGAATTTTCAATTTTTGGTATGAATTTATTAACTATCTCTGCTATTTTTGGAGTATATTTTCTTTTACTTGGAAAATTGTCATATATTTCTACAGTATTGTCATTTCCAACAAAATCTCTTGCTAATTTATCAACTTCATGCATTTTTATATCCTTACTAGAATTATTGATCTAAATAATTCTTCTTATACCAAGCAACAGTTTTTTCGATACCTTCTTCAAAAGAATATTGAGGGAAAAATCCTAACTCATTTACAATTCTCTCAGTGCTAACCATTCTAAATGGAATTGTTGTTGGTTTGGAGTTATCCCATACAACTTCAGGAGATTGCCAAGTTGCTTTGAGTACTGCATCAAGAATTTCTCCAATTGTGATAGTTTTCCCCATACCAACATTGTATGGTCTCATTGGTTCACCTTTTTCAAGAACTAATAATGCAGCATTTACTACATCTTCAACATAAAGAAAATCTCTTACTACATCAGGACTACCCCAAGCAGTAAATGGATTTTCACCTGTTAGCACTCTATTGATAAGTGCTGGAACTACATGACAAGTTTTAGTATCGAAATTATCATATGGTCCAAATATTGCTGTACCTCTTGTTAGCATAATTTCAAGATCGGAAAACTTAGAAACATGCTCCATAAGCTTTTCTCGATATCTTCTCATCCATCCATAACCATAGTAAGCTTTATATGGTTCATCATCCCAATATTCATCTTCTGTAATTGGATAACGTCTATCAGGATATCCAGTAGAACTGTTTAGATCTAAAAATTTCTTAACTCCTGTCTTATTACAAGCATCAAGAACATTTCCAAGGACATTGATATTTTGAATTGAAATTTGAATATCTGTTGGTACTGTAGATGGATGAGCAATATTTCCTCCACTATGAACAACATAGTCAGCTCCATCTACTAACTTAATACAGTCATCAATATTAGTCAAATCACAGTATGGCATAACATTGACACCTTCGACTTTAGTTTGAAGCGGTTTATTGTGAATATGAGTATAGACGTTTGCACCACGTTTAACTAATCCTTCAATATAATTACTTCCTAAAAATCCACTGCCACCAGTGACAACAACTTTTTTACCTTCGAAAAAACTCATATCTAGTCCTCAATGATTAACAAATACATTATAGCGCTGATCTAATGTATTTTTGTTTTGCTTGAACCAATCTGTTACAATAGCCACTCCATCTGCTAATGATACTGATGGTTTGATACCGTACTTTTCAGCTTTTGTTGTTGACATAATTCTAATTGCATCACCATTTGGTTTGTCAGTTAACCACTTGACACCCAAATCTTTACCAGATTTGTCAACAACTATATTGACTAAATCTTTGATGGAATAACCAAGACCAGATCCGAGGTTGATAGGTTCAGTAATTTGCTTTTCAACACATTGCATCATTGCGTCAGCTACATCATCAGCAAAGATAAAGTCACGGACAGGAGAACCATTACCCCATACTTCAAGAACATTATTTTCTTGTGCCTTTCTGATGAGTGAAGGGATAACCATAGAATTGACTGGATTGAAGTTGTCATACTTTCCAAAAATATTAGCTGGACGAACAATTGATACATTGTTCCAACCATATTGAATAGCATATGCTTCAGCTTGTAATTCTCCCATTCTTTTTGCCCATCCAGCAAACTTATCATTGGGAGATGGAAAAGTCTTCCAAACCTCATCTTCGTAGAAAACATCTGCAGGAGAGTAAACACCTACTGAGCTTGTATACAAATACCACTTCACATTAGCTTTTCTTGCAGCTTCCATCATGTTAGTATTGAACTGAAGCATTGGAACCATGAAATCAGCAGGTTGTTCAGCACAAGCTTTTGGAGATCCTTTTACTCCAATAATGTTAAAAACATAATCTTTGCCTTGGCAAATCTCTTCACAAACATTAAGATATCTTAGGTCCCCACTGGTAAATTTTACTTCAGGTTCAAGGTCCGAAGGTTTGTGCAAATCAGCAATTTCAACTTGTGCTCCTTGCTTTAAGAGCTTTGTAACCAAAGCTCTCCCAACCATACCAGCACCACCAGTGACTAAAACTTTTTTATTTTCAAACATATCAATATCCCTTAGTCTTAAACTTTTGAAACACCATAATTTGCTTCACACCGTTTCTAATATCTTGATCCAGATTTGTCAGACATTTTTTTGTGAAATCCATTTGAGCTGTAAGCAACTTTGATCTTTCATCTAAGTCTTGCACTAAATGAATATATTTCAAATAATCGTTTATCAATCTATCAAAAATATTTCCCATTCCTTCACTGTGGAAATTATCAGATGATCCTTGAACTGAAACATAAAAACTATCTATTTTTTCTATAGCTTGATTTCTTAATTTATTTTGTTCTAAGCCACCTTCATAGACAAATTGAACAACTTTTTTATCTTGATTAGCATACTCTTCAATATAATGCCATCCTTCGTAATCATGATAAGCAAGTTTTTGTAGCCAATATTTGAAAGATCCATCATCAAAATTGCTACTAAAATCAAAAAACACGCTATTTGATTGATGCCATTTATCTAAAGTAGTTAGTACTAAATCAATACTACTTTCAGCAGAAGGGATCATAAATTTGTAAAATCCTTATTTTTGAAATTATGGATCATTTTATAAGCTTGAATAAGTTCTTGTATTCCAGCATCTAATGAGAAGTCACAAGACCAACCAGTCTTTTCCAATTTTTCATTTGACACAACATAATTTCGCTTATCAAAATCTTCCTTGAATTGCTCTTCAACAATTACTAACTGAGGAATATATTCTTTGATTTTTTGAGCAAGTTGAAGCTTAGACATATTTGCTTCTGTAAGTCCAACATTGAAAGCATTATTATTGCAAGTCTTGTAGTTCTCAATAAGATGAATAAATGCTTTGGCAACATCTCTTACATGAACATAGTTACGCAAGAAATGAGATTCAAAAAGAACTAAAAACTCATCTGTCACTGAACGATACACAAAGTCGTTTACAAGCAAATCCATTCTTTGTCGATATGAAACACCAAAGACTGTAGCAAGTCTTAAGGATATTCCATTACCTGAATCTAAAACTGCTTTTTCTGCATCACACTTAGTTTGAGCATATAAAGAAAGTGGATTGAATGGACTTTCTTCTGTAATGATAGTATCTGAGCTACCATATTGCGAGTTTGTGTTAGGAACGAGAAGCTTTTGACTTGGATAAATAAAATGAACGATATCTTCTATTTGTCCATAGTTTACATCTTTTGTTAATTGTGGATCTTTCTTGCATGCTGGCATACCAACAATTGCAGCCAATGGAATAATGATGTCGTGAGTTTCAACTAAATCAGACAATAGTTGTGAATCACGAACATCTCCAACATGCAAAGAGAAGTTTTTATTATGACAAAAAGAAGTAAGTGAAAGCTGCTTATAAACCAGACTATCTAAAACAGAGACTTTATATCCTTTAGATAGTAAAGTTTCAGTAATTACAGATCCAAGATATCCCGCTCCACCAGTAATTAATACTTTTTCCATTACCAGCTAATCTCCCAATCTTTGAAATCAGCAGCAAGACAGTCAATCTTGTAATCTTTTCTGCCTCCAACAACTTCTTGAATTTTGTTTTTAGCTGTATTCCTAATACCGTTCAAACCATGTGTTAGTTCAAGATTGTTTCCATCCTTGATACCTTTACGATAATTTGTTTCATTATGCCAAATGTGCAAATTCATCTGGGATAATACAACAATAGCACGAATGACTTCTGCATCAACAACTGCACTATTTTCGTCAATATGAGCTTGAATATCGTGAACAATATCAGCAATTTCAAGAGCATATTCATCCTTGTGATCTGAGATGAATACTTCTTTTAGTTGCACAATAGAAAGTCTGTCGATGAGTTCTGAAAGAGTTGGTAAATATTTACGTTCCATGTTTGATTCCTCAATACATTATAGTTCATAAATTTTATACTGTAACGGTAAACTGTATATAATGATTAGGTTCAAAATGGAAATTGTATTTTATAATCAACATCAACACGGAGATATTATTTTATCCAGGCAAGGGGTTAGATGGATAATAGATCATTCTCCTAAAAATGTAAACTTCACATATATTCACAACAAAGATCCTGAAAGCGTTTTTGTTCATGAAAAAATACAACACATTAAACCATCAGCCAGTATTCATTGTGTTGATATTCAAACTGCAGAAATGTATTTTAAATCAAATGGATTTAATCCTGAAGCTTTATGGGTAAGTTCTTGGTTAGGCTCCATCAAAGGAACAAGAGTTGTTTTAGATACTGACAATAGAGAAAGATATCTTCTACCAAATGACAATGGACAATATGTAATAGGAGACAGTTATGAAGTTTGGGATAATCTTGAAACACAATTAAAATTGTGCAAGCAAAATATAGATCAGATAAATGGTTTTTTTGCTCTTAATTTCGTAAATTATAGAATACCTTATCCTTCAGAAAATGATTTGATTGTTAAGTGGAATTCTAATCCTGCGAAATTAAATCAAATGCAAACTCTTCTAGAGAAAAGTTTTGATTCAAGAGTGTTGATATGTAACAGCGATACTATTTCACAACAAAGACCAAACTTTATTTATGAAGATATTTTATCTAATATCATATCTGAAAATCCAAATGTTGCTTTTTATTTTACTGACAACAAAAAATCATCAAGACTGCCAAATGTATTTTATATTGATGAAAACGTATCTTTACCTAACTTGAATGAAATAGAATATTTGAGTGCATTTTGTGATGTAATTATTACTAGTTTGAGTGGTCCAGGATGTATGGTCATGAATGATAGAACCATTAGCGATCCATCTAA